TACGCAGACCTTCGCCGGGGATGGTGCCGCCAGAGTAGATGGCAATCGCGTTGCAGTCCGCGCCGACCGTTGCCGGGACGTAGGTCGCGAACTGGTTCGCAGTTGCCTCAGCCGTCTTCTTCAACATCTGACCAGCGAGAACAGTGGCCGGGTCGGCAATGTAGGCGTTGGCGCGCGAGCGTTGGCCGTTGGCTTCCGACAGGATAAACTCAGCCGGGTGGATAGGCTCGTTCTGCGGAGTGAAGTGCGGGACGCTGTGAACGAACGGGCTGATCTCCGCAGCGCGCTCGGATGGGCTGAGCTTCGAAAGCCGCTCATCCTCCTTGATCTTATCCTCGCGTGCCTTGCGCTCCGCATCGATGCGGGCGTCCTCGACCTTCTGCCGCTCCTCAAGAGCCTGCCGCTCGCGCTCATGGACGAGCTTGCGCCCCTCCTCCATCTTCTGCGTGTCAGCCTCGACGCGCTTCTTCTCTTCCTCTTCCTGTCGCTTCGCCGCCTCCGCGACTTGCTTGCTGTTGTCGAAGCCAACTCCTGCGGCGGCAGTCGGCGCGGGCGTCACCCGGCGGTCTTCGCTGTGGGTGCGGTCGTTGTCCTTGTCAGCCATGTCGATATCTCCTCTGTTTTGAATGCTTACTTCGTGCGGGCGTTGATCTTGTCGGTGATCTTGTCCCACGCCTTCGCAGGCGGGGCAGCCGGGACCAACGGGTGATGCGAGAGGACCGACTGTTCTCCCGCTGCCAGAAGCTCCTTGCGAACCGCATCGACCGATGTGCCCGCGCGGATGTATCCGCCGACACGCTCAGGCGCGCGCGCGAGCGTGCAGAGGTCGGTGACCGACTGCACGTACGCCTTATGCTCATCGATGCCCTGCTGCTTCACAGCCTTGATGTCGATGACCTCGGCAGAGCGCGGAGTGCCGGGGGTCGGTGCTTTGTCAGGCTCACCCGGTCGCGTGACCGGCGGCTGCTCGGCAGGCTGACCCGGAGCCGGATGCTCGGGATGGGGAGAGGTCGGAGCCGGTGGGACAACCGGCTGCTCCACCGGCTCCTGAGGTCCCGGCGCAGATTGAGGCGGGTCGCCCTGCTCGGTCCCTGTCTCTGCGCGGAATTTCTCCGCAACTTTCGGAGGCAGAACACTGAGCCTCATGCTCGCTGCCAACTTCACCGGGGACGATACCTCGTCGGCATAGCCCAGCGACTTCGCCTCGGTCGCGTCCATCAGCCGGTCCTCTTTCATGAGCGCGCGAACCTTCGCGGGCGTCTGACCGGAGCGCGCGGCGTAGGTGGCTGCCATCGACTTGTCGATGCGCTGGAGGTCAGCGGCGAGCGCGAGCATGTCCTCGGCGTTACCCATCGAGAAACCTGACGCGCCATGCACCAGCATGAAGGCGTTCGACGGCATCACGATTTTGTCCGCAGCCATCGCGATCAGCGAAGCCGCCGACGCAGCAATGCCATCAACCTGAGCGGTGACCTTCGCCTTGTGGTTCTTGATTGCGTTGTAGATGGCAACGCCATCGAACACGTCACCGCCGGGAGAATTGATGCGGAGCTTGATCTCGGGCACGTCACCAAGCGCCGCAAGGCTCTCGATGAATGAACTCGCGCTCACCGCCTCGTCGTCCCAGAATGATTTGCCGATGGCGTCGTAGATCAGGATTTCAGCGAACGGGTTTTTCTTCTTGTCCTCGTCCTCTTCGTCATCCTCGACCTTCGACATCGTGAACCAATTACGCATGATCAATCTCCTTTAAGCTGCTGCCTCATCTTCGGCATCCTCGGCATCCTGTTTCTGCTGGTCCTGCTCCTCAGGGTCCTCCCCGTCAGCCGGTGCAGACGGATCACCGCCACCGAACGGCGAAGGCTTGGGTGGGCTGAAGTCCAGACCCATCCGCTCCTCGCGTTCGTGATCGGCAGCGATGCGCTTGTCGTTTTCCTCGGGGTCGAAGCCCTCTGCCTCGACCACATCGCTGCGCGACTTGAAGCCCGCCTCGACAGCCAGCTTCTCGGCTTGCCGGTCCTTCAGCGGGTCAACCCAATCATTCCGCTGCGGTATCCACTTGGCTCGCTGATAGGCGGTCTGGTCAGCGAGGTAGGCACTCTCGTTGATCGGGAATGCCTGAGCCAGCACAGCGGTGTCGAGCCAGCGCCGCCATATCGGAGCGCACATCTGAAAGACCATAACGTTATGCTGGAACTGCTCCAGCTTGCGTCGGTACTCGACAATCGAACCGCGCAGCGACGAGTAGTTCGCGCGCCTCAGGTCTGACGTGCCCAGCGAGTAGGGGATGCCCAGCGCGGAGAATATCGCAAGCTGCTGGCGGTACTGATAAGCCTCGTAGGTCCCGCCGACATCGGCAGGCTCGCTGAACGTGATGGTCTCACCCGGCAGCAGCGTCTGCATCGTCCCCGGCTCAAGACCGCTCAGCCCGATATTTTCCTGCGGCGCGCTGTCGTCCATCCCGTCAATCGGGATCACATCTTCAGGCGTCGGCGTGGTGATGAAGCCCGCGAACATCGCCGCGATGCGCTTCCGCTCAAGCTCGGCGTCGTCGTACTGATCGAGGAAGAACAGCCGGGTCAACGCCGGGGTCACCAGCGGCACACCGCGCATCTGACCGGGGCGCGTGCATTTAAAAACGTGCAGCACTTCAGATGCCGGGACGCGAACCGTCTCCGTCGAGAACGGGACGCTCTCCACCGGGAAGTCGCCGGGGTGGATTGGATAGAAGTGGTACGCCGCGCGCTGACCGCGATGATCCAACTCGATGCCGTTCATGACGAAGTTGCCGTTCTCCGCACGGCGGTTGTCGTCGTAGGGGCACATATCGCTTTCGAGCAACTGGATTTGCAGCGGCACCTTGAAGCCGTCTTCCGGCCTGCGATTGCGGAAGCGAACGAAGTACTCGCCCGCATCGAACAGTGCCCGCGCGCCGATGGACTGCATGCCGTAGAAATCCGCGATGCCATCCGCATCGCACTCGTCGGTCCAGTCGAACCATTGCTCCATGATCATCTCACGGAGTTCAGGCTGGTCGGTGAGCAGGCTCGACGGCTAGATGCCGGTGCCGATGAGGTTCGCGGCGAAGCTCTCACCGGCTGCAACGGCGTGCGGATTATTCCGCATAACATCGCGGCAGCGCGCGCGCAGCAGATCACCGGATGACGCGAGGATGGAATTGAATGTGAGCCGGGACGGCTGCCAACTCTTGAGCCGCCTGCGCTGGCGACCGCCGTCGAAGTCGGCTCGGGCTTTCTTCTCAGTCTTCACCGAGACAGCCTTGCCCTTGGGCTTCACGGTCTTGCCGGGTGGCTTCGTTGGTTTGCGAGCCATTACAACCCCTTGTCCCACGCGGTCGTCATCCTGATCTGGCGCATGCGACCGCCGCGACCCAGCAAGTCCTCAAGCTCTTCTTCGAGGCCAGAGAGGATTTGTCGAAGCTCAGAGAGCGAGCGAAACTCGGTGCGCTTATCGCCGTAGCCCGCGCTGTCGACGCCTGAAATTATAATCGACTTCAGACCCTTGATCTGCTCAGCGATTTCTTCCGGCGTTGCCGCCCTGCCCATGCGAGCGACAAGGCTCTGCGGGACTTGCACTCTGACCTGAGCATTCCCCAGCGGAGGGCGCGGCTCCGTGGGAGGCACGTTCACCGTCTCGATGGTGGTCTGCGTGGGCGTTTCGGTGATGGTCGTATGGTGACCCGGCGTGTCGTGAGGCTCAGCGTGCGGGCGAACCGGGCGACCGAAGGGCTGAGTAGGATTGATCCCAACGGCGGGGCTGACACGCGGGTGACCCGTGGCTGGCTGAACCGACACCGGCTGGATGAAAGCCTCAGGGACGCGCGCGGCTTCGGCTGGGGTGACCGTCACCGTCTCGGCAAGGTTGGAGCGCCTCGCCAACTGCTGCTTCAGGATTTTGATTTCTTCGAGAAGCTGCTGTTCTCGCGTCGGCTCGTCTGGCACCGGAGCATTCCCGATTATGCTCCAAGATAATTCGACCTGATAATACGCCTCCCCCTTCGCGCCCGTGTCGTCATCGGGGGTGGGATAGGCATCGCTTCAGTTAGTGGAGGAATTACCTCGGGTGGGGTTTCCGGCTGCCTGCCGACGCTATCTGTAGCCTCAGCCTTCGGTTTTTGCAATGGGATGCGCTGGACGTTCAGGAGGTACCCAGCCGCCGCCTGCATCGCCTCGCAGTCGAAGAAGTGGTTGTCGCGTGACCTCTGGACCCACTCGACAGCCCCGGTCGGCTTCTTCAGCCGCGCCTCGGAAACGAGTTGATGGCAGTAGTCGTCATCGACCCCGTTGAACACATGCCAGCCACCGACGCGGTCAGGAGGCCAGCGCAGCCGCTCATGCACCCATGATTTCCAGTGGTCGGTGTCGAGCCTGACGAGGTCCATCCCGTACTTCGCCGCCTTGCCATCCTTCCGGCTGACTTCAATCTTCGAGAAGATCAGCGGGGTCCGCATCGCGCCCGACGACCCCTTGGTCGGTCTGACCCTCCGCAGGAAGCGGCGGCAGAACTCGTAGATGCGATTGATCGGCAGCGTATCGGTCTTGCCCGGTCGGAAGCCGCTGTCGATGAACGAGAGCTTGATCGGCATGCCATCGATGGGCTGGGATACAAGATCACCCAGCGCGTCCCAGATTTCCTCCTCAGCCGTGTCCCCCCTGAGGTAGCCGTAGTTGATCAGCCAAGACGAAGCGCGCGGTCCCCAGCCCCGGATCACCCACGGGATGGAGTGCTTCTGAACGTCAGCGGTCAGGGTCAGGTAGAGAACGTCCTCAGGCACCTCGCCCCGCTTGTAAGTTGCGGCGCGAGACTTCTCCTTGATCTCGACCCACTCGGGGACCTCACCGCCACCCGGCGAATAGAGTTCACCGAAGCCAGCGTTCATCGCCTGCTGGACCATCGCGTCGTCGCCAGACTGCTGAGCCTCGACCAGCGTCGAGATGCGCTCCCGCGTTGTGACGAACGGCGAGGCAAGCCCGCTCACCCAGTAGGATGCGGTCAGGCTCTCTCGCGGCGCACCATGAATGTTTCCCTTGGCATCGACCGACTGACCCGGAGCGACGAAGCGCCCGTTGGCATTCATCGCCTCCTTGTGACGCTCCTCGATGACCCCGTGACAGGCAGGGCATTCGATGAACGCCTCACGCCCTGCCTCCATCGGCGTTGCCTTCAGCGGGAAGCGGATCAGGTTGAAGCGCGGCACGAAGTACTCGCCGCACTGAGGGCACGGCCAGCACCAGTGATGCCGGGTGCCCTGCTGCCAGAGTTGCCATATCGGACTTTCGATGTCCTCGGTCGGAGCCGCGTCCCAGAAGTGCAAGCCTGAGGTCACGTCCAGCGCGGGGCCGACGCGACCCTTCTTCGGGGTCGAGGTCACGACGCAGACGAAGTCCGCGTAGGTATCGCCGCGCCGCTCGACCAGACCAAGGGGACCGCCCTGATCATTCACGTTGTCGCGCATCTCGTCGTACTCATCGACCAGCGCGAGAACGGCGGGATCAGATTTCAGCGCGCTCGATGACCCGGCATGCGCGAGGCGGAACGGCACGCCCCCGACCATCTTGCGGGTCTTCGTCATCCGCTTCCCGCGAATAACTTTCTCGACCAGCGTCGGAGCCTCATCGAGCAGCGACATCACGCGAGGTTCGAATTGCTCGCTGAGGAATTGCTTGTTGGGACCAACGTAGAGAACGGGACCGGGTCGCTGATCCAATCGCTGACCCGCGACGTCGAGCATCAATTCGGTCTTGCCGGTCTGCGCTCCGAAAACCAGAACGACCCGCTTGTAAATTCCTGAGGCGATCATCCGCCCCGGCTCAACGATGTACGGCGTCAGGTACGGGTCACGCGGACCCGGCACTCCCGATGTCTGCGGATGCGTCCTGTTCGCCACCGCCCATTGATCCGGCTCCATTGGTTTGGACGGACGAGTTAGAAGCTCTACGCGCTCCCATAGCTTTCGCTCTCTCGGCGGCAAGATCAGCGATGTGGTCGAGGATGTCATGCAAAGCCGTTTCTATCGTTCGCCTGAATTGTAGATCACGGGTGACCCTCGCTGGTAAACCGGAAATCTCCAATCGGAACAACGCGACGACCGCTTCGAGTGTCGCGAGCGCTTCTTCCAACTCGATCAGCCTCCCCTCGCGCTGAGCGTTTTTCAATTCGACTTCGCGTGAGCGCGCGTCGGTGATGCGAGTGTGAGCGGCGGTTTTATTCGCGCGGCGGTCTTCGTCATCTCGAAAACGAATGTAGCCCTGAACGACATCGAGCAATCGGTAGCGCCGATCATTCGCGGGTCCTGACGCGGTGATCCACCCCGCCTTCACAAGCTGACGGACCCGCTCCCCGCCCTTCATGATCAGAAGCGCCGCCTGATTTGTATTCAGCAGGGGTCCGCGCGGGTGAGCCGCGTCGGTACCCAGCCCCGGCTCAGCGGGGGTGCCTGTAAGTGTTTGATCTTCCGGCATAATTTAGCCTCCAAAATATCTGCTTTATTTCGCCAAGTAGGACTTCACATTCCAAGCGGCTTGCCCCATATAAGGGGCGTGGGGTTGACGCCCCGCCGGGGCCGACACCCCTGACCTTCTGACCCGGAGCCTACCATGACCGCCTACGCCCCCGCCCCCGCCGCCCTGAACGCCCTGACCCTCGGGCTGGAGTTCGAATGCTACCTCCCGCAAGGAACCTCGATGGCTCAGGGAGCCGCTGCGGTTTCCAGCCGCCTCGGCGCACCCTGCCCCGTCATCCCCTACCACGACGCTCACCGCGCGCTGACGACTTGGAAGGTCACCACGGACGGCTCGCTGGGTGACTATCAGCGCGGCGCGGAATTCGTCAGCCCCATCGTGAGCGGCGAAGAAGGCGACAAGCAGATCAGGACGGTCTGCCAAGCCCTCACCGATATCAACGCGACCGTCAATAAGGATTGCGGGCTTCACGTTCATGTCGGAGCCGCCGGTCAGCCCCTCAGCTTTTTCCAGAACTTGGTTCGCCTCTATCAGGCCTACGAAGGCATCATCGACGGCTTCATGCCGGTGAGCCGCCGCCGGTCAACGAACGTCTTCTGCCGCAGCCTCGGCTCGGTCAGCGCGACCGCCATCACGCAGGCGACTTCGGTGAGCGCGCTCGCTGAGGTCGTGAGGCGCGCGAGCGGCGCGGGCGAGCAGCGTTATCACAAGCTGAACCTCGCCGCCTTCGCCCGCCACAAGACGGTAGAGTTTCGTCAGCACTCGGGAACGACCGACGCGGTCAAGACCGCGATGTGGGTCAGCGCCTGCCGCAAGATGGTCGAAGCCGCGAAGCGCAACGACCTCCCCTTCGGCTCGATGATCAACCAGCCGATGAACTCCGCGCGGCGCGGCACCAAGGCTCACCGCATCGGTGAGATGCTGCTTCGCCCCGAAGGCGTGACCGGGCGCGAAATCATGGCTGAGATGAACTGGCCTTCGGTCAGCGTCCCGGCTCAGGCGCGCGCCGCAGGCATCGCGGTCGTCAGCCAGCGCACGGGTCGCGAGGTTCGTTATTACGCAGCCCGCGCTCAGGCGCAGACCCCGACCACCCTTGACGTGAGCCTGAATGGCTTCGCTGACCTGATCGGGCTGACCGAAGCGGAGCGCACCTACTTCGCTGAGCGCACCGCCAACCTGAGCAACACCGCAATCGCATGGGCTGCCTGAGGGCAGCCCCACCAACCCTGACAAGGACCATGACCATGACCCTCTACTTCGCATACGGCTCAAACCTGAACCTCAAGCAGATGGCGCGCCGCTGCCCCGACGCGAAAACAATCGGCTCGATGAAACTCGATGACTGGAAACTCGTCTTCCGGGGCGTGGCTGACATCGTCCCCTCACCCGGTCACGGAGTGCAGGGCGCGGTCTGGAAGCTGACCCCGGAGTGCGAAGCCGCGCTCGATCATTACGAAGGCATCGACGGCGGAATGTACCGCAAGGAGTATATCGCAATCGCGCCCTTCGAACTCGACGGGGTCACCCATGAGGACCTTCTGATCTACGTCATGAACTCGGAAGGCATCATGCCGCCCAGCGATTTTTATTACGGAGTGATCCGCGACGGCTACCGCGACTTCAAACTCCCGCAGGCTTCGCTGACCGCCGCGCTCGAAGAGAGCTACGAGAAGAACGCGCCCTCTCACATCGAGCGGCAGCGACTGCGCCGCAACGGTCGCCCCGCCTTCGCGCCGCGCCCCAGCGAGGTCCGCAAGCCGCCGACGAAGCAGAAGCTCAGCGAGCAACGCCGCGCCGCTCAGGCAGCCGACGAGGCATCGCGAAAGCTCAAGCGCAAGGCTGAGCCGCCGAAGCGCAAGGCTCAGGCTGAGCCGCAACTCGACCTTGGATTATTCGGGCGCGCGATGTGCGTCTACGGAGATTGAGAAACATGCGAAGCGGGACTTGGCATTCGCTCAGCCCCGCTCCATATGTGGACGACCGGGTCGGCTGGCCCCGGCATAAGATCAGCCACAACGTCCGATGAAAGGACACGCTATGACTTTGCAACTCTTGGACCTTACGAAGATCAACTCGCGCGGCTACCGCGAGGACCACGGTGACCCTCTCCCGACCGCCCCGGTCACCATCAACGCGGCTCTGATCCGCTGCTTCTACCCGCGCAAGGACGACGCGCCGGGCACGCGGATCACCTTCAACGATGGCGGCGGCTTCGCGGTGAGCGAGAGCTACGCTGACGTGAAGCGCTACATCGAGACGGGTGAGAAGCCCGCGCCGCGTGAGCCGGTCGCTCTCGTCACCGACGCGAACATCGAGACGGTCAACTAAGACGCTGACCTCAGCCCCCGGCGAATTGCCGGGGGCACCCACCTTCGATCAACAGGAGCCTACCATGTCAAAGCACGAACCGAAGCCGAAGCCGACCGCCGCTCAGACCATCCACGCGGAGACGCTCACCATCTGGCGCGAGCGGATGGGCTACCCGATGAAGGACGCAGCCGAAGCTCTCGGCATCGACCTCGCAACCCTTCAGGACTACGAGGCGGGTCACCGCCCTATCCCGATTTACATCGGGCTGGCGATGGCTGCCCTCGCGATGGACCTCAGCCCTTTCGGGGATAAGAAATCCGCCGCGTGATTTGCGAAGCGCCCCCGGCAATCCCGCCGGGGGCTTCACAGGAGCAGATGCCATGACCGACGAACTCCCGCCGCCCGCACCGACCTCACGCGAGACGCTGATCGAATGGCGCGCCGCGATGAAGCTGAGCCAGCGAGCCGCCGCGCGCGCTCTCGGCTGCTCACCGACCGCTCTCGGCAATTGGGAAATCGGCGCGACCGACCCGCCCCCGTATATCGGGCTGGCGATGACCGCGCTCAGCCGGGGGCTGCCTCCCTACCGCCCCGGTGACCGGGTGACCCGCCGCCGCCCCGCTCAGCCGGGAGCCTAACCCTCAGCCGGGAGCCGCCCGCCCCGCCGCACAGGCGGCTCAGGGCGCGCTCCCGCTGACCGGCTGGGACAACCGCCCCACCCTGACCCTGACGCCCCCGTAGCCCGCCCCTGAGGGGCGCGGAACCGGGGGCGTTTATT